AAGAAACCCCGCCCGGCGCTGAAACACCGAGCGGGGCGCGGGTTAAACGGTGGAGAAGTCACGCCCGCCGCATTTCGGGCAAGGCTTCAACACCTGGCCGGGGCATAGGACAACCTGCTTCCGGTTGCATTTTGTACAGAAGTAGGTTCCTGGTTCCGGCTGCTTCCCTTTGTCCAGGTCAAGGTTAAACCGTGGCAATAGACACACCCCCTTTCTTCCTGGAGTGGCGGCCCTGCATGGCCGCTGGTTCCAGTATAGCAGATAGGGGAACGGAACAAAAGTCACCACTACGGTGACAGAAACCGAAGAAACGACCACGAAAGCGGCACAGCCCCGTATGGTGCAGGTAAAGCTGATTCAACATAACTGGCAAGACACTGGGAAAAAAGCGGTCCTAGATTGCGGGACATTTGAACTGGACAGCGTTCAGGTTTCAGGGCCGCCCCTGAAAGGGACCGTGAAAGGTACATCAATTCCGTATACTTCCACGCTGCGTATGCAAAAGAAGTCACGAAACTGGGAAAAAATCACGCTGAAAGCTATTGCCCAGCAGATAGCCAATGAAGCCGGGCTGAAATTGCTTTATGACAGCCCGGACAACCCGGAGTATGACAAGAAAGAACAGGTACAGCAGTCTGACATACGTTTTCTACAAGACCTTTGCCATGCAGAGGGGAAAGCCCTGAAAGTCACAAAGTTGTCTGTGGTCATTTTCGATAAAGAAGACTACGACAAGAAGCCTGTGGTGAAAACCATAAAATACGGAAGTAGCGACATTATTTCCTTCCGGTTAAGTACCAAACTGACGGACGCAGCATATACAAGTTGCCATGTCAGCTATACCAACACGGAAAAGAAACAAACCATAGAATACACTTACACCCCAGATAGTTCTGTGGGCACCGGACAGGTGTTGGAGATCAACGAGCGGGTGGCGAACACGGAAGAAGCCCGCAGACTGGCAATGAAGCGTCTGCGGGAGAAAAATGCCCAGGAGTTCACAGGAAGTTTCACTATGGTGGGGGACGTGCAGCTGGTGGCCGGTATCGTGGTGAAGCTGAAAGGCTTCCAGGATTTTGATAAAAAATACCGGGTCAAGTCCGCAAAGCACAACCTGACAGGTGGATACACAACGGACATTGAACTGGTGCAGATTTTGGAGGGCTACTAATGGTAAACGATGAAAAGGCGGTGATGAACGCCCTAAAAAAGATTATAAGAATAGGAATTATCCATTCCTACGACCCCAAAACCCGCCTGGCCCGGGTCAAGTTTGAAAGCCTGGGCGGTATTATTTCGGCCCCTATTAAAGTGGTGGCACGGCCCCGCCATGTGGTCCCGGAAAAGGACGATCTGGAAGGGGACAAGGTAAGAAAGAAAAACTTGCAGTACGACAAAAGCAATGTGCTGATCACAGAAGAACATGATCACATTGCATACGTTACAGACTGGAACCCAAAGGTCAATGACATGGTGCTGTGTATCTTCTTCCCTGACGGCGGCGGTGACGGGTATGTAATAGGCCAGGTGTAAAAAAGGGGGGATAACGTGGGTAAAATCGGAAACCTGGGAACCACAAAGTTTGTGGTTTCTGACAAAACGGTGCGGACCTTTGAAAACCTAAAGTGGGACGTATCGGCAAAGTATGCTACGCATGACCGGCACCTGAAAGCGGACCTGCTGGAATTTCTGGGGCCGGAGCCAGACAGCATAAGCCTTCCTGTGAAGTTTTCTGTTTTTCTGGGCACCAACCCTATCAAAGAAGTGGAAGAGCTGCGGCAGAAAATACGGAGCGGACAGACGGAATACCTGGTCCTGGGCGGCCATGTGTATGGGGCATACAAGTGGGTGATCACGAAAATGTCAGCCACTATGAATACCTATGACAACAAGGGAAATTGCTGGGCCGCCAGCACAACCCTAACGCTGAAAGAATACGCACGGAGGTGATACTGTGGACTTTGTAAGAGGTGACGGGCAGCTGCTTCTGGACATTGACCTGGACCCCAGCAACGTCCACAAGGAGGTTTTGCAAAATGCAGCCATTATCCTGGACAGCATAAGAAAATCCATTCCGCTGGTACGGGGGCTGGGTATACCGGGCGAATACCTGGGGCGGCCCCTGAACGTGGTGGAAAATGAGATTATAGCCGAGATTTATGACCAGTTCGACCAGTACGAACCCCGAGCAATTATCGGGGGCATACGGATTGAAAGTAACTACATGACCGGACAGCTGATCCCGATTGTAGAAATAGAGGGGGTGAAAACAGAAGATGAATGA